AGTTGGGCATTCCAGTCCTTCTCACTGAAGGGCGGGAACGCCTTCATCTTACACTCGATTAGTCCCAATGCCGAACCCCACTGCGAAGTGTCACGACGCCGCATCCAGCCGGGCTGTAGTGGCCCGCAGGTTCCGACGTTCATGTACCACCACGGCAGCGGAACTGAAGAGGTGCGGCGGCACTGCGTCGGGGGGACGGGCCTATGCGTATGCCCACGTACCACCAGCCGATGCGAGTGACCGCCGCAGAAGTTCGCAAACTGGATGGCCTCCAGTTCATCGCTTGACCGACCAGCGTCAAAGCCGTGGGTCAGGATCACCGGGCCAATCTCCAAACAGCCCTTCCGGTCCTTCCGGTACTCCGTCCACCGCCAGTGTCGAGCCTCGCTGGCGAACGGCTCGGCGTGCAGGAAGTCGGTGACACCCCTAAGGGCAGAAGGGATTCGGCGGGGATCGGAAGCCTTCAGGTTGTCGTCGTGGTTCCCCATGATGGCGTGGAAAACTGTCCGTTTAGGAAGGACAGATCGCAGGGAGGCAAGGAAGGCAGCCGCATGCATGTACTCATCCAAGAGGCAGTGGTCTGACTCGTCGGGATGAACGCTGGCCGCAGACGCCTCAAACAGGTCGCCTAGGTGAACCAAGTGAGTGACGTGCTTCAAGTCAGCGAGGGTGTCCAACAGCCACGCGTGGGTAGCCGGAGGAGTAAACGGAGAATGCGTACAGGAGAGGACGGCAATGACCGCCTCTCCTGTACGCCTCTTCGTAAGTGGGGCGGCAGGCCCTCGCCTGACCTGCCGCCCCTTGCGCTTTCGGGCCACTTATGTGGACCCTCCAGGAAGATCGCTACTTAGCGATCAGCTCGAGTACACCTTGTCGTACGAGCAGCCAGTCAGCTTGAGGCCGGCGGGCTGATCCGGGACCAGCTGCATCCGGACCATTCCGGGCATCTGGACCGCTTCGGTGATGCTTGCGCCGTTGTTGGCAAGGATCGGCCACTTGGTAGTGGACATGCCAGTCAGAGCGGGCATCACGAAGTTGAACGGGATGAACGACTCGGCCTCAGCGAACGACTGCACGCCCTGCGGGGCGGGCGGGACGTAACGCTTCCAGTTGGCACCACCCTTCTTCAGGCCGTACACAACGCCGTCCTCGATGTAGGTCGAGGTGTAGCCGTTGTAGGTCTTGCCTTCGAAGGTGAACTTGAAGCCGTCCTCGCTGCCCTCGTTGTTGAGGGACGAGAGACGACCCGTGCGCTCGAGGGTGTACTGGCCGATCTTCTGGGCCTCGTAGGCCAGCCACACGCCATCAGCGGCGATGAGGCAGTCGATCGTCTGACCGTACTTGTTCTTCGCAGCATGGAAGCGACGGATGTACTGACGGAGCTTGTGCTCAGTCAAAGCGCCGACGCTGGTCTGCAGGAAGGACTTGAACTCGGGGTGCACAGTGACATCAATCTGGTTGCTGCTGTCCGACTCACCCTCAAGAAGGATGTTGTCGCCGCTACCAGTACCACACTTCAGCCAGCTGTTGATGCCGGCGATGCCGGTAAAGCCCTGAGTGCTGGCCGAAGAGAAGCTGCTGCCACTCTGACGGCTGTTGGCATACACAATCACGTCTCCGTTGGCCATCACGTTGCCGCTGGTGTCAAAAGCACCGTTCTCGCCAACAAGAGTGACCGTGCCCTTCAGCTCATCGACAGCACTCACAAACACCTTGAGACGAGTGCTCGAGCTGCCCTGAGTCACCTGGCTGCCAAGGCTGGTTGCACTGTCGTTGCGACGAACACTAGCAGCAGTAATCAGGTTGCTGGTAGCGCTGTAGATGTCCACGCGCTGGCCAACATAGAACCGATCCACTGCACCATTGCCCGGCGTAAAGGTCACCGAATCACGGAAGGTACCCGAGCCTGCATCCGTAACGCCACTGAAACCCGACACGTAAGACAGAACGTAACCACTGTTCTGGCTGATGTACCAGTAGTTGCACAGGGTGTGAGCGAGGTTCTGCGCGAAGCCCTTGAGCTTCGGAGCAATCACATCGCCGATGAAGGCCGGGGTGGCCTCCGCCGTCATCTCACCCAGCGTAACGGCCAGGTTAGTCAGCATGGCGCGCATGCCGATACCCAGACGGTACGGACGATTGACCGGACCCTCAAGGGCGTTCGGCCAAGTCTTGGTAGCAGACTGGGTGTACAGCTTGTTACCAGCGTTGGTGGTTGCGTCACCGTAGAGCACAAAATCACTCTGCGGGAAGGCCTGCTCAATCACGCCGGTAAGACCGCCGCGATAGATCTTCAGGATCTTCAGGTCACGACCGATCGCCGAGGCCGGGCCCACGCCCTGCGAGGTCACGACGGTGTCGCGCCAAGCGGGATCGAGGGTCGGCAGGATCGTATCGACGTTCTTGTTGATGATCTCTTCGATCTGGTTAGAGTGAGTATCGAAGAGAGTTCCAGTAGAGCCAAAAGGCATTGTTGTTCCTCAGGTAAAAGGGGAAATCAGACGCGGTCAGTTCCCTTATCGAGGCCCGCAGCCAGACGACTCAGAACGTCTGAGTTGTATGCGTTGAGCTGCGTCTCGATGTCACCGGTCTTCATGCCCGGCTTCCACTTGGGAGCCGGCACCGGCTTGCGGGAAACGAAGTAATCCGAACCGCTTGCTGTTTCCGGCGCCCGACCCAGCTTGTTGGGGTCGCCGATTACCGAGCGATACTTGGCAACCACAGACTCCGTAGCCCGCTTTGCCTCTTCCGCTACCCAGGCTTCATTGAAGGTGCCAGCCGCATCACGCCGCATGCGGAGATTGTCCAGCGTCTGCTGGCGAATATCCCGCTCGATTGCGGCTCGTGCGTTCTTGGCGGCTTCATCGCCGTTCAGTTCGCGGAGCTTGCTCACCAGTGTACGGGCGTCCTGGACCCCGTCAAGGGCACCAGTGATCTGGCTGTCCATGAAGTTGCCAAGACGCTCCGCCTTGATCCGGCGAACCTCTTCCTCAGCAACTTCAGCGCGGCGCTGTGCTTCCATGATGGAACGCGCAACAACCTCAGCATCCTCATCACCATCGTCCTCGTCACCAGCATCGCCCCCCACTTCGGGGTCTTCGTTCTCGTCAACCATCTCGTAATCCTCGTCTTCCTGGCCACCAGTGGCCCATGCGCCGACCTGACGGTCGATCTCGTTCTCGGGGAATCCTGCGTCCCGAAGCAGCTGGCGAGCAGCTTCGGTCTTCATGTCGGTAGGAACGTCCTGCCGCATGACCGTAAGGGCAGCCTCACGGAACTTCGAAAGGGTCTCCATCTCCTGCTTGGCCTTCGTGAGCTCCTCCCGGGCCAGCTCCAACTCCCTCTGCTGGACGGCGGGATCAATAGCAGGAGTCTCCTGCTCGGTGGCAGGAGTCGTTTCAGTGTTCGTGGTGTCGGACATGTATTACCTCGGAGGCATGGGAGGCATGCCCGGCATGCCGGCTCCCTGTGGCGAAGTGGGTCCCATGGCCATTGCGGCCATCTCGGGCGAGGGGACCTGCGGGGGCAGCGTTGCCCCCATGAACTGGAGAAGCGACTGTCGGTAGTCCGCGAAGGCGTTCTGCACCTCAGGCGAGGCGACCGCCATGATCGGACCCGACATGAAGGAGGACAGCAGACGCAGCTGGATGTCCGGTCGAGCGTTGTGGGGGGTCAACACCACCTGTCCGGGGTCCTGACCGTTGCCGTACAGAACAAGCACATTCTGCACACCCATCTCGTAGGCGGACCGCTCTTCCTCGATCCACATGGCAAAGTCGAGGCCTTCCTTCAGGGTGAACAGCTTGAAGGAGTCTGGGTCCATCAGGCCTGCACGAAGGAGGCCCATGGCCTCTTCCTTGCGAGCCACTTCGCTACGGGGACTGACCTGACGCACACCAAACGTCAGATGGCTGACGTGCGGAATCGGGTTCTGGCTGAAGGACACGCTGCCCTGCTCGAGGTCGATGACAGCACCAGCAAGATCAAGCGTGAGGTTGGTGACCGGAATCGGCTTGGGGAACTTGACCAAGTCTGCCACCGCGCTGCTCACGATGGAACGGTACATGTCACCGAACGCCCGCTGGATACCGATGGAGGGATTGGTCATCGCACGCGTGATCTGCTCATCCAAGAACTGCAGACCAGTTGCGCTGTCCACTCGGCCCTTCTCCTGAATCAGGTCCTGAATCGGGCTGATGGAAGTCATCACCTCACGAGCAAACTGGGCAACCTTGCCGGGCACATCGCCTGCCGTGGTTGGGGTGATCGTGATTGGGTTGAACTTCTCGTTGAGCGGATCGGGCTGATAGGCCATGACCCGAAGGCCCTTGCCAACCTCACGGAGCGTGGTGCGCTCGTTGAACGCACCAGCTGGCAGCACCAGAACACCGTACCGGTCGATGTCCCGGATGTTGTTGAACAGGCTCTTCATCAGCTTCTCCGCCTCGCGGGAGATGCCGAAGAGAAGATCAAACATGCCGGCTCCGTAGAACGTGCCGGTGTCCATGAACCGGGCCCAGCCCAGCGGGCAGTAGACCGTGCGATCCGAGTAGTCCTCGTCCGAGAGAACCACCTCGCCGCACGTCACCACATAACGTGCGCAGGTGCCGCGCGGCCCGTCCAGCCAAAGCTCGCGCACGCGGGCGACCTTCGTACTGAGCATGTTAGATCCAGCGGAAATACCGCTGGAAATTGCACGTCCGTCGAAAGGGTTGCGGACCGCATCACCCGGCTCATCAAGACCGGCATCCTGAATGGTGTCACCGGGATCAGTGGCCCAGTACTCCATCTTGTCGAGGTTCTTCTTGATAAAGGCCTTGCCGAACCGCTCCTCGAGGAACTCCACCGGAACCACACGCTGACGCAGCATGCCCTGCTTCTTGGCATGATCTTGGTGCAGTGCAGGGAACGGGTAGACCTCTCGAGGGTGCACAACTTCCAGATCAGCAGTGAGGCCGACCGTGGGCACATCGACGAGGTGACCCTGAATGCCGCAGCAACCCAGCGTCACAAAGTTGTGGGCAAAGTCACTGACTACCTGGGAGAGGTGGTTCTCCGCCACAAGCGAGTCAGCCACCACCTGAGCGGCCGATCGCTCCCGAATCATCCGAAGACTGGTGCCCTGACGCATGACCTTTGGACGCAGGTCCATGGTCGCAATCCGGGCCACCGTCCGGTCAATCATCGCCAGCAACTCTTGGCTCTGGAACTCGACGTTCCCGTCCTTGTCAAGGTAGTGGGGGGACACCCGACCGTTGTAGGGGTCAAAAACGTCAAACCGACGAGCACCGTTCAGGTAGTGCCAAGCCAGCATCCACACCGCTCGGCGGTAGGAGTACCGAGCCCGCTCACGCTCCGCATGCATTCGCAGCAGGCGGGCGATATCGAGCGGGTCCTTAGGAAGACTGATTGTCTGCGCTGGCACTGGGCTTTCTCCTTGCTACTCCGAGGGGCTTCCACTCGGTTGGGATCTCATCCTCGGACAATTCGAACGACCCGGTGAACTCCGTGCGGGGCTCCTCAGAAGCCACGGGTCGAACCGGTGGCAATCCGAAGTCTGAAGAGCCCCGCGTGTAATAGATGCGTGCCATCGCCTCATAGAGGAAGTAGGGGATGGTCACGTACAGACTCTTCTTGTTGTCTTCAGACTTTGGAGCTTCCATCGTTTTCCTTGGCGATAAGGAGGTGACTTACATCATCGGTGCTAAGTCGATTGAAATCAAGGTTAGCAAGTATGGGAATGCCGTTGCCGTCTAGGAGGGTTCCAGTCCTCAAAAGCTCCAGGGAGGAGGTCTTCTCCCCGTCTTGTCCCCCCACGGTCGGGATGCGGAACCGCATGATGATGGTGCTCATCGAGACGGTATCGAGGTGGTCGTCGTGGGCAAGGCCGCCGTTCTTGGCCTCGGGGTTGAACTGCTCGATCTGGTCGAAGAGCTCCCGCCAAGGCTTCTCCATCCGCAGCCACATGGGCAGTTTGATGAGGCCGTGTTCGAATCGGAACTGGAGGGTGCTGATCTTGCCCTCCTTCTGCATCATGCCCACCCGGAGGGGGACCACCCGGGGGAGGTGGGTGGTACCGGTCATCTCCGTAGCTCGTTGCCGGACCAGGCTTTCCAGCTGCTGGTAGAGGGAGGCCGATTCCCGGACCACCTCGGGGTGGATGGTGGGGACCCGCCACTTGTCAGCCAAGCGGAACACGTTCTTCACTAGCTCCGACTCGGGGGTCTTCCCTGCCCACATGTCCAGTACGAACATGCAGTTCTCGGGGGTAGCCGCCATGACAGTGGCCACCTTGTAGTCAGAGTCAGACCCGTGGGTGAAGGAGGTGTCGATCGCCATGAACAGGCGGGACTGCTGGAGGAACTCCCCAATGGGTCGGCGGCGAGTGCCTTCCTTGTCCGACCAGCACAGGATGGCTTTGGAGTTGTAGG